CCAGACCTGCGCCAACTTTAAAGCCCGCATCCTCATAAGCGTCATGAAAGATGCGGGCTTTTGCTGTTGCGTAGAAAACATAGATGGAAGCGTCCGTCGCCATCGCCGAGTGGAAGGCGGTAAAGGCAGATTTCAGGAACTCGTAGGCATCCTTGTCATTCAGATCGTCGTTCTTGATTTTCCCGGAGGAACTTTCCAGAGCCACAAAATATGGCGGGTCCGTGCAGACGAGGTTGACCTTCTCACTGCCAAGCAGACGCTCGTATGTCTCCGACAGAGTGGAATCGCCGCAGATGACACGGTGCTTGCCGAGATGCCATACATCGCCCGACCGAGCGACACAAGGCTTTTGCAGTTCTGCGTCCACGTCGAAGTCGTCTTCCTGCGCCTCCCCATCATCCAGTGAGAGCAGGTCTGCGATTTCGGCTTCGTCGAAGCCTGTAAGAGATACATCGAAGTCCATGCCCTGCAACGCTTCCATCTCAACACGCAGCATCTCCTCATCCCATCCTGCGTCGAGTGCGAAACGGTTGTCTGCGAGGATATACGCTTTCTTCTGCGCCTCCGTCAGATGATCGACAAAGACACACGGTACACTTTCCATGCCCTCTGCCCGTGCCGCCGCAACACGCCCGTGTCCTGCAAGAATGCCGTAATCCTTGTCGATGATGACAGGACTGACGAATCCGAACTCCCTCAGGCTCCCGCGCAGCTTGTTGATCTGCTCCGGCGAGTGTGTCCGTGCATTGTTGGCATACGGAACGAGCTTGCTGATCGGAACGAGCTGCATCTTCGATGTTGTTTTGTTCAAATGACTTCCCCCTTACTTCCTCGAGCGCAGCAACCGCTCCATCCGATCCTCTTGTGGAGAGCCGACGAATGTAGTTGTGCAGTTCTGCTTTACGATGTCGAAAATCTCATACCAGAGCAGATTGGACTGCTTCTGGAATGCCTGTCCCATCTGGACGAAGGGGCTTGCAATCGCCCCGCCTGTCGTCGGATGCTTGCCAATGAGCCCGTATTGACTCATCGCCTCCTCACACTGGATGAAGCGGGCAAATGCCTGCGCGTAGCTTTCGATGAGACGCGGATTCACGAGTCGCTCACAGCCGCGCTCTTTCAGCCACAGCCACGTTTCGCGGAAAATCTCATCCGCACCGAGCGGCTTTCCGTTCCGCTGTCGCGCAGACAAGAACTCGCTCGGCGTTGGCATCTCCTCGCCGTAGAGGTCGGCGGCATCCACAAGGTCTGTACCGTCCAGTTCCGTCATGGGGAACTCCATGATGTGCGCCGTGCGCCCGCCCGCAATCTTATCTGCGAGTGGTTCGGGCTTATCTCCCGCGCGGATGCGCCGTCCTCCACGATTTGTTCCGTCACGCGCCATCTGCTCTCGCCCCCATTCTTTAATACCCCGTTTGAACCGACGTTTTTGTGCGTGCGCCCCCTCCCCGGTCCACTAACGGCGCGGTTTTAGAGATTTGACCGCCCCCTAGGGGGCCAAGCTAGACTTTCCACACGAAATGATGTATAATTTAATTGCTCCAGGGAGTCCAACAATACTTGCAACCAACTCTAGAGATAACACCTGACACGGAGCACTTGGGTTCCTTATCTATCAAGGGAGTGTTGCCTATGGTATCTAACATTTCAACAACAGTGTCTTTTGTCACCATGTTGATTTCAATGTATACGGGTATTGACGGACTCAGCCTAGAATATTTTGACCGTAGCATTTCGCTACGGTCTATTTTTTTCACATCTTCTACTGTGGATCTTCTCATGACAGAATACGCAGAGCGACATCAGATTATCCTCATCATGCGTGCCTCCGTCCGAGAGTGGACGAACGTGATGGACAAGCGTCGCGAGGACGTATCTGCCCTGCTCCTTGCAGGACTCGCAGAGTGGATGCCCTGCCAAGTGTCGGTCACGAATCCTGCGCCACGCGCTGCCGTACCTCTCGTGCTGATCGTAGCCACGAGCGAAATGGTCATAATGCCGTTGCATTGTTTTCTCGTGCGTCTCGCAGTAGCAGCTCTTTCGATCCGTAAGGTTCGGACACCCCGTCATGCGGCAGGGGCGCTTCGGTTTTCTCGGCATCACTTCACCTCCATTACGGCATGAAAAAACCTCCGCAGGGATTGTTCCCATTGGAGGTCGAGCCTTTAAGCATACTTTTCATGACACCATTTTACCATGTCAACACCGGAACTCAAGAGAATTATAGTGAAGTCTTTTTACGTGATTTCATTTCCCTGCAAGAATCTTATCCACAGCAGTGAGCGCTTTGGAATGGAGAATATGCACCCAGCGGGAAGTATAGTGCATCTCGCCCGCAATTTCGTCCCACGACATAAAGCTGAGATACCGAAGCTCCAACAGCATGAGCGCATTGGTGTCCTGCACCTTGCTAATGGTCGCCATAACCTCACGTTTCAAGTCTACCAAACGGTCGATGTCATTGTTGATCTCATTCTCCAAGTCGACAATCTTGTCGATGGTATCCGCCAAGCGATGGACATTTCTCGTGCCGCTGACAGGCTCCGTTCCCATTGTGGATGTGGCTCTAGTGGCAAGATCACGCAAGGAGTCCACTTGACGGAGTTTGCTGTTGACCCGTTGGTCAATGCGGTATGCTTGGCTCAGATATTCTTTCGCTGTCATGCAAATTCTCCCTCCAACTTTTCAAGCAGCCACTCTCCATCGAGACTGGTCAACTGTCCGAACCATGCAGAATGGAAGAACCGCTCCGTCTCAGAGCGCATCGCTGCCGCCGCAACATTCTCCAGGTCTTTGCCGAGAGCCGTCCGCGCCCACCGATAGTCTTTCGCCGCCTGTTCGACGATTGCATTGGCAAGAACCTCACAATTCATCATGGGGTGCCACCTCCAGATTTGCTTTGACAGCATCGATCAGAGCCGTCTGGGTCTTGTCTTTCCGTTCAAGAGCCTGCATAACATTCTCATCCATCGTCCCTGCTGTGATGATGTGGTGGATAACCACAGTCCCCGTCTGCCCCTGCCGATAGAGCCGGGCATTGGTCTGTTGGTAGAGTTCCAAACTCCATGTAAGCCCAAACCAGATGAGCGTCGAACCGCCGAACTGAAGGTTGAGTCCATGTCCCGCACTTGCGGGATGAATCACTGCGATTGGGATTTTGCCCGTATTCCAGCCCGCAATATCTGCACTCGACTGGATTTCACGAACAGGAATCCGCGCCTTGATCCTCTCAAGATCATGCCGATACCAGTACGCAACGAGTACGGGCTTTCCATTCGCACTCTCGACAAGATCTTCGAGTGCATCCAGTTTACGGTCATGCAGATGGACGGACTTCCCGTCCTCCGTATAGACGGCTCCGTTTGCCATCTGGAGGAGTTTCCCGGAAAGTGCCGCCGCACTAACGGCATCAATCTCCGCACCACCAAGGGCAACCACCATGTCCCTCTTCATCCAGTCATAAAGTTCCCGTTCACGCTCATCCATAGCGACACACACGCTATTTGAGATGAGCTGCGGCATATTGAGATAATCCTTGGAACGCATGGAAATCGTGATATCCTCAATCCGACGGTAGATTTCATCCTCCGCACCCTCGCGTGGCTTATAGCTGAACACCATCTGTTGATTCCGTTTGTCGGGAAGGAAAAAGTCATTGCGGTAATGGGAGATGAATCTGCCGAGCCGCTTGCCCATATCCAGAAGACGAAACTCAGCCCAGAGATCCATAAGCCCATTTGCCGACGGTGTTCCCGTAAGCCCTACGATCCGCTTGACCGTGGGACGCAGCTTCAAGAGTGCACGGAACCTTTTCGCCTGATGAGATTTGAACGATGAGAGTTCATCAATGACGATCATATCAAAATCCAACACTGCGCCGCTCTCTTCGATCAGCCACTTTACATTTTCCCGATTGATAATATATACATCCGCATGCCGCATGAGTGCTGCCGTCCGTTCCCTCGGTGTTCCCATAACCACAGAGGCGCGGATGTTTCTCGTATGCTCCCACTTTATGATCTCCGACGGCCATGTATCCCGCGCCACGCGCAGCGGAGCGATAACGAGCACCTTGCCGATCTCAAAGAAGTCATGCAGGAGTTCCTCGATTGCCGTAAGAGTAACGACGGTCTTGCCAAGCCCACAATCCAAGAAAATCGCGGCTTCCTTGTGGTACAGGATAAAATCCTTGGCGTATGTCTGGTAGAAATGCGGTTCATAGCGCATTGATAATTCCTCCGATTTCTTCTTTCCCATCGACCACATAGACCTTGAATCCGAGCGCACGCAGCTGCTCGATACGCCGCACCTGCAAGGGGCGCGGCTTCCTGCCCGGAGCTTTGAGTTCCATAAAGCACATCTTGCCGCCCGGCATGAGCACAAGGCGATCCGGCACACCCGCATATCCAGGAGATATGAACTTCAGTGCAAGTCCACCGTGCGATTTTATGAACATTGTGGTGTATCTTTCCAAATCACGCTCTCGCATTGATATTCCTCACTTTCAAGTCATGAAGTGATGGTTGTGATGGTTGTCGCCTATATCTTTATAT